GGGTAGTATTTAATCGACCATTCGCTTTCATCTAAGTAAGAATCCATTAATACATATTCTAAACAATTGTCAAATGGTTTTTTACATGAAATGACTTGACCTATTTCAGGTAATCGTGCATACCTTGCCCACGGTAGATAATACTTGTTTCTTTCAGCATCAACAAAAATTAAATAGTCAGTAAAATCATCGATTGAATACCCAATAAGATCTAAATTTCTTCCCATAAATTTATCTCCTGTGTACTGTTTTTATATTTATTATACATGAAAATTTTAAATAATACAATTTATTCCATAAAACCTTCTAATATCCCGTTGGTATGATATCATCAATAGATATCTCAACCTTAGGTTTAGCCATACCAATAAACTGTTTGTGTATCTCCCATTGATCTAAAAGATCTCCTATTGCCATAAGCCACACATCTTCTTCATTTCTGCCAAGCTGCGTAACACCATAATAAATAAGTCGAGTAAACAACTCTTCATCGCTTACTCGACTAACTCGTTTTTTGATTCAGTTTCCTCTGACTCTACATATCTTTTCGTTCCCTTAAACATAGCCTCAATAATTGCTTCTTTATAGGTAGAAAGTTCAAGTGGGGAAGTCAAAAGTTCAACATCCTCTTCCTTGAGAGGTTCTTTCTTGTCATCCTTGTTTTGCAGGTTATGAATTAATACACTTTGGTTTGCAAGAAGAGTGATAAGCCATACAATCTCATCCAGAGCCATTTCAAAGTTCTCTGATTTCATAAGCTTTTCACCAAGATTTTCAAGACCGCCATACCTCTTAGCTATTTCTTTAGTTGCTCTCGTAGTAAGAATAAGTTTGTATTCGTTTCTACCTATAATAATCTTGCTACTTCTTTCATCATCCATCTATTGCCTCCTATGGTACTACTGTAAATTCAGGCTCATAAACCTCAGCAAACCAGCCGGTTATTGTTGCTGCTAAAACTCCTGTATCATCCTCATTCACTTCTGATTTCCATGGATGATTGCCATTTGCATCAGCTTTGTTTCTCCTCATTACAGTTCCTTCTATTGTAGGGGTCTGGAATGTTATGCTGTCACCCTTGGTTTGAAGGTTTGTTGAAGGTATTCCAAACTTCACCTTATAAAGCCAGAAATATCTGTACTTTCCGTTAGCCTTCTTTGCCCTGAAACCTATTGCTACAGGTGTTCCACCATCTTCGCTTGTTGATATAAGCACTTTATTGTCGTCTATCTTAGCACCTGTCAAATCACCTGCTGCTGTTGAACCTAAATCGTCTATTCCAAGTGATAAAGTTCCATTTTTAAATTCCTTTACAACCACAGCGGCTCCATCATCTGCATAAAGAATCGCTTCTGCAAGCTCAATGGAAATGTCAGCATTAATAGCCTTTGCAAGCTTCACCGGTGCTGCATAGGTTTCTGTGCCATCTGTGCCTTCTGTTATTTTTGAATAATATAAATTATCTAACCCTATTGTTGCCATAATTATTCCTCCTGATCAAAATTGTTAAGGCGAGCGAACTCACCAAAATAATAAACGGCCGCCTTGTTATATGCAACCGCTGCATCTTTTGCTGTGTAGAAGCGTCCAAGTGCGTATCGTTTTCGATTATGAGTGATGTAGGCCTGGTATTTGCCTCTGTCTACAACATAACTCACACCTTTATAACCGCTTGTATTGCAATCCCGGATACTTTGATTAGCTGAGTTCTGTTGCTTCGAACATTTGCGAAGATTGAGCCTTCGATAATCGCGAGTATCACCATTAATGTGGTCAACGATTTCTGTATCAGTCGCTCCCAGCAGTAGTCTATGAAGGTACTCCCTTTTTCCTCCATTAAAGCATTGTGTATAGCCGTATTTGTTAACATTCCAGAGACGAGACTTTACTAAGATTTCATCACAAACATCAAATATGAATGACCTGCCTGATGATACGAAACATCGAATAACGCCATCTTTTAGTATGTAAGTATTTGATATTTTTTTAGCCATTGTCATCGCCACATGATAAATCATATTCTTTTGCTACATCCACGCACCAATGGTGATATCCGGTATCATCCTCATAACCAATATACCGGCGGTCAGTTATAGTAAAATCTGCACCTAAAAGAGTGCGTACAATTATGTTTTTTATCTTTATATAATTTCCTTTTGTAAACAAGGATAGCCTTGCCTCCTGTATCTCATATCCAGGTTCATTATCTCCATGAACTTCAAAGAGTTCAGTTAGGGGAGTAATAACAAGATACAAGTCAGGAGGAACGTCTGAAAACAAACCAGTCTCAATGGGGAGCAGGGGTAGAAGTAGAGTATTAAGTTCTTCCAACAAGTTCATATACTTTCCACCTCTTTCTCTAATTTCTGTTTCATGGCTTCGATACACGCTTTTCTTGAAGCTGATTTGGCAGGTTTTAAGAATGGTTTAGGTGGCTGACCGCTTACCGTATTCAAGTACACCGGCAATCATAGCGTTACTTTTACCATCCGAACGAGGCTCAGAAAAGCCTACCTTCACATTGAAATTGCCGTCCTTATCCATTAGAGCGGGAGAGACACCTAAAGTTTTAATAAGCTCTCCGGTAGAGCGGCTTTCTTCCTGTGTATCTCGACCGATAATAGATTGAAGATTAGATTTAACCTTTGCTTCTACAACTTGACCACCGGCTTCAAGCACACGCGGTATTATTTCATCAGTCTTTTCACCAAGCTTAGATATTTTCAGCAGAAAGTCCTCAGGCAATTTCATAGTTGCTTTAGCCACTTGGCTTCACCTCCTTGGCAAGTACCTCAAGGTACATTCCACGACCTTTTACATTTTCAACTGATGTAATCTCAAATCGATCACCATCGCATACAAGGACCATAGAAGTTGTCACTGTGATTTCAGGAATAAAGCGGAAACGAAAGAGGTCGGTGGCTTCAGAGAACGTTGCTCTGTTAGCCCATTTCTCGTTGCCATGCCGACCTTCTCGGTATGCTCTTACTGATGCAAGAACATTGTCCCTTTCCGTTGAAAAACCATCACTGTCCTTTATAGTTGTTTTCTCTATAATATCAATGAAAGTATTCATTTTCCCAAAACTCATAAGTTACACCTTCCAATCCCTGTCAAGTCTTAATAACATGTTAACTGTATTCCACACCTGTTGTCCAGCCTGCACATTATCGGAGAAAAAGCCTCCGGTGCTGCCATCCCTTGATTCATAGAAGTGGGAAGAGAGCATGATAATTGCTTGCTCTGTAGTTGGAGGCATCTGGTTATTAGTATAGAAATCCTCAGTAAGATGTTGGTAGCTTTCTGCATACTTTGTTGCGGTGGTAATGTACATCTGAAGAAGTTCATCATCCGCACTGTGCTCAAGAATAAGGTTAGCTTTGACTTTTTCTAATAGTGTAATAATAACCACCGCCTTTCATTAGTTTTCTATAACGACCATATAAGTACTTTCTCCATAGCCGGAAGACCACAAAGTGAACATTTTCGGTGTATCCACGATTTCATCGCACTTAAGCCACATCAATATATCACCGGCAGAACCACCGAAAGCAGCAGCTTCTAAAGCATCAGCAGCTGTAAGTTGATAACCATTGTATTTTACTGCTGTAATATCAGGTAGCCCTGTTGTAATATTCATGCCAATCCACTTGTGTGTACCTTGTGCCGGATTGGAACTGGGGAATACTACAAGTTCATCAACGTCTACAGACACAGCAATAATGTCATCTTTAATAGATATATCTGTAACCTTGCTTTGATTTGCAATAAGTTCTTCACCGGATGGTGTTGAAATTTTTGCAACAGACACATTCCAGTCATCAGGTACCATATATCCTGAATCTTTAAGTTTAAGAAGAAGTTCATTAAAATTATCCTTTAAACCTGCTACAGTAGTTGCAGTGCTTGCAGCTTGGTTTTTAGCTGCAGGAAGCCCCGTTACTGAGGCTCCTTTCTTAATTTCAAGAGTACCGCCAATGACGGTTTTTTCTCCACCTTGTTCAGTATAGTTCTTAGTTGAATAACTCATGAGAGACCTCCATTACGCCTTCTGTTGAAGTACTTTAATAGCTTCAGGCAGAATCAGTTTTCCATCCACACGTTGAGTAGCTACAAAGCCTACTTGACCTGTTACAGCATAAAGCTCATTTAACCTCTTAAACACACGCCCTTGACGGTCTGCAACCCAGTAATAGCTGAAATCACCAAAGGCTATGGTCTTTGCTGCAGCTGCAATAGCAGGCACATAGGAAGATGTATACAACGGACGGTTTAAGATAGTATCGGGTGTTCCAGCTTGTATTGATGGCTGCCATAGGTACTGGCCTTGACCATCTTTTAGTTTACGAATTGCTTTTACTGTTACATCATTCATAACGAATACAGCTTTATTACGATAAGGTGCTTTTAAGGAATAAAATAAATCAAGCACTTCATCAAGAGTAATAGCAGTAGCACCTGCTGTTGTTACACCAAGCTGTGCGCCTCCTGTGGCTGCAAATATTCCTGTTGGTTTACCAGAACCATCACCAGTGAAGAATGCTTCTTCTTCCTTGTTGCCAATACGTCTTGCAAACTCTTTAGAGATATAGGCTTCCAAATTAAACACACTATCGTTTAATAGTTCTTCAGAAACCTTGATTAAAGTACCAAGCTTATAGGCTCCAATTGACACTTGACCAAAGCTATCATCTGCTTCAGGAATTGCACCTTCCTCATCAATCCATGATGCAGTTCCTTTTGATGCCACAACAGGTATCTTGCGGTCACCTGAAGATGTTGTAATGACATTAGCCAATGTACGGAAGATATTTTCTTCTTCAAGTGCTTCTATAAGAGTTCTCTCAAACTCATCAGGTACTAAATATCCACCTTCAGTGTCTGTACCAACTTGTAGAGCATTTCTTATGGTGGGGTCGAGACCTTCACCGGCACGAGTACGCATTGCATTCCAGAATGCTTTTTTGTATTCGTCAGAGGCTCTTCCAGTTTTATTGTCCAGTTTTTGATTTGCAGGTTTACCTGTCAGTGGGTTTGCCATAGGAGCATTAAGTTCAGCATCTAATATGGCCTGTTTTTCCAAACGATCAATTTCCTTGCCAAGAGCAATTACATTGGCTTCCATTTTGTCATATGTTGCTTCGTCTTCAGTGGAGATAAGTCCGTCTGTGCCACGTTTTGTATCTAAGAACGCTTTAGCAGCGTCCCATGCTTTTGCACGTTTCTCGCGCAGTTCTAAAATTCTATTCATAATTTTTTCCTCCTATTAATGAATGATGTTGTTGAGCCGCTTTTCCAGTGAGTCAGCGGTTGTACTTTTTTTGGTATCTTTAGGACACATTTTGCTAAGCAGTGAATTTGTGACAGTCCTGCGGCTAAATGCGTATGTGAAATCATCTTGTTGGACACGTTTTTTCTCATCCTCCAAAATGTCATCTGCAAAGCCAAGTTCAATTGCCTTGTTTGCA